GCGTCGTCGGGGGCGGCGGCGCACTCACCGCCAGCTGGTGCGGCGGCCCGCCGATCCAGATTTCAGCGACGGCCGTCAACTGGACCGGCGTCGAGACCGCGCATGTGCTGCTCGACCCCGACACGGGGCGGGCACTGCACGCGCTCGGTCCAGCGCCCAAACCGGAGAACCCGCTCCCCAAGTGGGAACAGCTGACCGCGCCGACACGGACAGTGAGTGAAGCCGTGCTGATCCCACAGTGGGCGGGCACCTGGGACGGAACCTCTTGGACCCGGCACGGCGGCGGCGGAGCCTGGCAGCGAAACACAGGCGGCCCCCGCCTCACAGGGCTCGCCACATACGGCCGGCAAGCCGAGGCACTCGGACGTATCACGGTCACGGCCGCCACGCTGACGCTCCGCCCACACTCGACGTCAGCCGCATGGTCCGCACAGATCGCGGCCGCCACCTACTCGGACACCGGCCCCGTCCAGGCGGGCGCGACGATCAGCGTCCCCGTCCAGGTGGGCGCCGCAGTTCTGACCGTCGACATCACGCGCCTAGCCGCCCAGCTCCTGACTCCGGGGACTGGCCTCGCCCTCGTCGGACAGACATACGGCGGCGTCCAGGCCTCCGGAGACAGCCTCTCGATCCGCATCACCTACACCTCCCGATAGGACACTCATGAGCTACCTCGACCAGCGGGGACACCGCGTCCCCTCACCCACTGACCCCGCACAGCGCCAGGACCTGCTGGCCCTGTCCCTGTCCATCCCCTCCTACAAGGCGTGCGCCTCCGAAACGGCGGCAGCGCAGTACGTGTCCGCGCTCGCGGCCGCTGGCCTGGTGGCCTCGGCGGCGCAGCCTGTTTACGTGTGGCGCACTGACCTCAACGCCGTGAGGGTGTGGGATGGTCGCGCATGGGCGGCAGAGTCGAATCTGCAGATGGAACTTTCAGCGGTCGGGGATATGCCCGTGGGTGCGGGCCTGAGTCCGACGGTCCAGCCCGGCCTCATCAAGGGCGGCCGAGTCGCGGTGTCCAGCGCCGAGGTCGCGTTCGGAAATCTCTACATGCCGCGCGTGAACTTCAATACCCCGTTCCCGCACGAGTGCGTATCGGTATCCATTACGCCGCTGTATGGATCGGGGCCGGCCGGCTGGAATTTCAAGAACGGCAGGCAGTTCTGTGTGGATGTGTTGGACAAGAGCGGCTTCAGGCCGATGCTCCCCGGCGTGACCTCACAGGAACGCCATTCCTTCGCGTGGATGGCGCTCGGCTACTGACAGCCGACAACTGAACTCGCCCCTCGGACAATCCCGTCCGGGGGGTTTCGTCTACCCGATTGAGGAGAGACATATGGAACTGACTATCGAAGAACTCATGGAGTCCATGCCTCCGGCGACCGACACTCCGGCCGACGTTGTCACGCCCATCGAGTTCCCCTACGAGGAGGTCACGCGATGAGCATGACAGCATCTAAGGCGCTCGCCTGGGCCGCAAGCCAGATCGGCTACTCGCGGTGGAATGACCCTCTGCCGGGCTCGGCGTTTGGCCGCTGGTACGCCGACAAGCATGGCGCGTACTACGGCGAGAGCGGCGTGCCGTTCTGCGCCATGTTCGCCTCGTGGTGCCTCACCGACGACGACGGCAACTCGGTGATCCCAGGCGGTGATTTCGCCTACGTGCCCTACGGCATCAACGCTGCGCGGGCAGCTGGTCAGCTCGTCGACCCGTCGAACGCAGCCCCGGGCGATCTCATCTGTTTCGACTGGGACGGGGATGGCGTGGCCGACCACGTTGGCCTGGTCGAAGCGAACTACGGGTCGTGGGTGCAGACCATCGAGGGAAACACGAGCTCGGGCGCTGCGGGCTCCCAGTCCAACGGCGGTGGAGTCTACCGCCGGTCCCGCGACTGGGACTCGGTGTGCGCGGTCATCCGCCCCTACTACTCCGACGCAGCCACTGGCTCATCCGGCGGCTACACGGACATCACGGGAATCCAGCGCGCCGTTGGTGCGGACGTGGACAACGTCCTCGGTCCCGACACCACGCGCCGCGTGTACGCGGTCGTGGCGGCGAGCTCGTGGGGCGGCCGCCAGTTCCCGCTGGGCGTCGAGTACGTCCAGTCGATCATTGGTGCGGACCCGGACGGCATCTGGGGCGACGACTCCGACGAGGCCCATGACCGCGTGGTCGGCCAGCTGCAAAGCGCGGTCGGCGTCGAGGTCGACGAATACTACGGAGCCGTCACCAACGCGGCAATCAACCAGGCGCTCGCGGGCGCGGAGAAGGGGGAATGAGATGGATAAGCTGTTGATGGGGCTTCAGTCGGACCCCTTCATCACGACAGTCATTGTCGGCCTTGTGTGGCCGATGGTTCAGGCCACGCTGGACAAGCCGTGGTGGACGCGCCGCCGCCGCGTGGTGCTCCTCGTCGCGGTCGCTCTCGTCACGACTGCAGCCGTGTGGGTCTCCGGCTCGTACCCGGCGACGTGGCGTCTGCTGGTCACGCAGATGAGCGTGTTCCTGGGCGTCGCCTGGTCGGTCTACACAATGCTGTCGGCAGTCCGTATTAACGGCGCGAGCATCCTTGATTGGGTGGGCGCCGCGACTCCGGGCGGTCAGCCCCTCGATGAGCTGACGGGCACGTCGGACAGTACGCGTGATTGACATTATTGCCGACCCGAAGGTCGTCACGGCGATTGTCGCGGCGGTTGTTGCCATCATTGGCGCGGCCGCTGCGGCAGTCGTCGCGGGCTTGCGGTACGTCGGCAGGTTGTTCGACGCGCGGCTCGCGCACATCTCGGAGACCGCGTCCGAGGCCCGTGATGCGGCGAAGAGCGCGGACGCGGAAATCAAGAACAACCACGATACGAACGTCAGAGACGACCTCGACAAGGCGATTGAGACTGTCTGGGTCGTGTCGGACCAGATCGGCGCTCTGTCAAAGCAGGTGACGGGCCTCCTCGATCAGGGTGCCCGCATGGAGGCCACGCTCAACGCGCATAGCGAGAGCCTCAGCTCCGTGCAGGCGCGCGTTGGACGAATCGATGAGCGCGGCTCCAAGATGGCCGCTGAGCTCCATGACGAGCGGACGGCACGCGAGTTCTCGCAGCGCACCATTGACGAACATGCGCATGACGCCCACGCGAGACTGCATGAGCGCCTCGACAGACTACAGGAGAAGGTAGATAAATGGGAGGAACGATCGTGAGTGGGAACGTCACGCGCCTCGACGGCTCACCTGAGCACCTCGCCTACATCACGGCGACCCTGAAGACACAGACGGGGGAGGCCACGTCCATGATGGCCGTCGGCCCCGTCTCTCGGGCAGCGAACCCGCGCGGGCAGATCATGCTGCCCCTCGACCTCACGGAACCGACGCAGGTCCACCTGCGCCTCAGCGTCCCCGGCCGGACATTGCGCGAAGCGACAGTCACGCTGAAGCCTGGCATGGCCTACACGCTCGCCAGTGTGTTCTCCGGCGAGGCGACGCCCACCCCGACACCTCAGACTGGCACGCCAGACGTGAATGTCTCCGGTGACGGCGACACAGCAACCATCAGCGGAGTCGTCTCTGACGACGGGGACACAATCACAATCGGAGGCTAACCATGGCAAAGCCCACGCTCTACACGAAGCAAGGCACAGACCGAGCGATCGCGAAGGCCATCGAACCGCTCGCCACCAAGGAAGAACTCGCCAGAGCGTCGGCCGGCGGAAAGGTCGACCTCGGCGAATACGCCAAGCGCACCGACCTGGCGACCCTGGCCACACGCGCCGACCTCGCCGGATACGCCACACGCCAGCAGGTCGCTGACCTACCGAGCCGAGCCGACCTCGCCGGATACGCCACCAAGACCGATGTGGCAGGCGTCGCCCGAACGAGTGATCTCACGGGCCTGGCAACCAAGGCCGAACTCACGGGCCTGGCGACCAAGGCCGACGTGGCGGGCGTGGCTCACACGAGTGATCTCACGGGCCTGGCGACCAAGGCCGAGCTCGCCGAAGCCCTGAAGCGTGTCGGCATCACCGTCTGCTCGACAGAGGCCGAAGCGCAGGCCCTCCCTGATGGGGCGCTTTACTTCCTCGTCTCTGGCGCTGCCCCCGCTCCGTCCCCGACTCCCGGGCCTGCTCCCGCAGCTGGCCCGACGCTCGTCGCCAGCGCAGCCGGTCAGGTCGTCGGCCAGACCGTGACGATCAAGGTCGATGGCAAGGCCGGAGACAAGATCGTGATCGGCCTGAACGAGAAGGCCCAAGGAACGCCGGCGAACCTGACCGTCCCGCAGGGCTGGGACCAGATTGTCGCCCCGTACTGGGTCGGCACGATGCGCGCCGTCGTCATCACCGGCCCGTGGTCGCCCACTGTCACGCTGACAATGAGCCAGGTCGCGGAGATCGGCTGGGCTGCCGCCTCGATCCGAGGAGCCTCCACGATCAAGGCTGGCGACGTCAAGAAGCGCCAGGCCCCGCCGACCGAGACGACGACCTGCACGGCTCCCGCGCTCGCGGGTGCCGGCGTCGTGCTGGGCTTCGCATTCGAGCGGACGAGTGCAGTTGAGTCCTCGGAGCAGGTGACTGTCTCTGCGGGCTGGGAAAAGCTCGCCTTCGCAGCGCAGGAAGGCCTCAACTACCAGACGGTGACGTTGGCACGCCGCACGGGCTCGCAGCCTGCGGACATGGTCGTCACCTACCCGAACGCGCAGGGGAGCAATGGCCTTGCGGTGCAGGTGATCGCGCATGCCTGACCTCGTCGTCTACGAGCGCCGGCGCGCAGGAGGGGACAGGGCTGGCGTCGTGCGCGTGCGCCGGCGCGCAGGCGGGGATGTGAGCCTATCGAGGCGTGCGCCGGCGACGCCGGTGATTCCTGCAGGCGAAGACATGGTGACGGCCTTCCTGTCGCGGCGCCCGTTCTACATCAGTCATCGGATGGGCGGGACCGAATTCCCGGAGTTCACGCAGGCGGGCCTTACCGCTTCGTTGCGTGCCGGGTTTAAGGCGCTCGAGCTGTCCGTGAGGAGATGTTCCTCGGGCGAGTTCGTCGCTATCCACGATTGGAAGACATCGAGGACGGTGCCGGGCACGGACTACCAGATTTGGAACACCCCGTGGTCGACGCTGCGCACGCTCCGCCAGGCCTCGGGTGGCTTCATGCGGCTGACGGATATTATCGATCAGGTGCCGGATGACATCGTGCTCGCCATCGACCACAAGACCACGTCCTCGGAAGACCAACGCAATCCGGGTGACCTGGCGGCCGAAGAGCAGCTGTTCGATTACTTGGACACGACGTTCGGTGGGCACCCTGAGCGCAGGGTCTTGTGGAAGGTCTTCGCGAAGGGCACCGGCGCGAAGCGCGCGAAGACCCGTGGCTACAAGGTCATGGCGATGCTCTACCCGAACGAGGTCGCGACCTCGGACCTGTCCCAGTGGGATGTCATCGGGATGGAATGGAGCGCCGGCGCGGACGTATGGAACCGCCTGAACGCATCAGGCAAGCCGACGATCGCGCACATCATTGTCAACGACTCGCAGGCGCGCCAAGCGCTCGCGAAGGGAGCGACGGGGCTGATGGCCTCGTATCCCTCCCTCGTCCATCCGTAGAAGATGAAGGCAGCCCCGCACCCAAATTTGAGGGTGTGGGGCTGTCTTTCGTGTTTATGCGGCGGCTTTCACGGCGCTAATGAGTGCGTCGTCCGGCAGACGCACGTAACGCCGGGTTGTCTCTGGCCTTGCGTGTCCAAGGACGGCTCCGACGGCCAGGAGGTCACGGGTACCTGCATACATGGCGGTGCCGCAGCGGTGCCGGAGGGTGTGCCCGGTCCAGCCAGCAGGGAGCGCCCGCGCGAGTCGCTTCGAGACGTACCCAGCCGAGAGGTGCCCGCCGTCTTGCCCCGGGAACAGGTAGCCGTGGCAGGCGGTTAGGGCACGTCGCAGGTCCATGCGAATGATCGGGACATATCGGGTCTTGCCGCCCTTGCCGGTGACGTACAGGCCACGCCCGTCCCAGTCGCGCGAGTGAACGCGCGCGATCTCCATGCAGCGCAGGCCCGCGTAAGCGCCAAGAAGAATCATCGTGCGATCGCGCTCATCAGCCCGAGCGAGTGCCTCGTGGAGGACGTCGTCAGGGACGGGGCGAGCGACACCGGCGGGCACACGCACGGCCGCCAGACCCTGCGCGGGGTCGACGGGGATGAAGCCCGCTCCGTGAGCCCATCGGAAAAACGCTGTGATAGACCCGCGCACGCTCTTGCGAGTCTCGGGCTTCCACGAGCCCGCGGAGAGCACGTACCGCAGGTCAGTCGAGGTCACGGAGGCCGGGCCATCAGGGCATTCGCGGATGACCTTGTGCAGGTGGCAGGAGTAGAGGCGAATAGTCCGGGGTGAACGGCCAGCAGCTCGCATAGCGGTCGTCCAGTCTGCGACGGCCGTGTCCCAGTCCCAGAGGGGTGTCATCTGTGTGTCCTAGTTCTCTCTCAGCGCCCCGCGCTCGCGGGAGGGGGATGAGCAGGCCCCCTGTTGCGACCCTTGCGGGGTAAGTGTTGGTGGCTGATTCACTGTCTCGCGACGGTGCGAGCGTGTCCACCGGAAGGATGCCGTAATCTAGGCGATGGAAGGAAGATCGTCGGTGTTATCCCAGCTCGGGCACGAAGGAAACAAAAAGGTAACATTGTGACCAAGCCGATAACCGGACGGTTGTTGGTTCGAATCCAACCGCAGGAGCTCTCCCCCCGGCCCATCAGGGTCGGGGGTTTCATTGTTTGCGGAGCCGGTCATGAGCCAGTCGCGATCGACGCCGGTCTCCATTGCCCAAAGAAGCACAACGGACTTGCGCGGCTGACTCTTGTTGAGCTCGCTGTTATTTACCGTGGCGCGCGAGAGTCCCACGCGCTCGGCGAACTGGACCTGGGTAAGGCCGGTCATTTCGCGTGCCTTGCGCAGGCGGTCCCCAATGGTCCACTGAGGAACAAAGCCTGTGCTGGCGAGGGTTTGGACTGAAGTGCTCATATGCCTAGTTTCGCATATCTGGGGTGCTCATGCAATGTTTCGCGCAAAGTTGAGGCGTGCCCTACATGTGCAGAATTCGCAACCTATGCACATGCCGACTTGTGCATATCTGAAAACCATGCAATGCTATGCACATGCCTACAAATCAGCTTGTGAATGTCTCTGAGGTTGCCGACATGCTCGGCATCTCCAAGAGGACTGTGCATCAGCGAATCGGCGCAGGCCGCATCGCTCCTATCCAGAAGATGCCCGGCCAGACCGGCCAGTACCTGTTCGACCGCGCATACATCGAGCAGATTGCAGCCGACGAACGCGACGCCACCCAGCGACGCTCCGCGCTCGCGGCCGCGCCGTCCGCTCCCGAGGACTACGTGATCCAGGACGAGCGCACGGGGACTGTCATCCTCCACGCCTTCCACGGCTCCATTGACGGAGATGACGCTGCATGACCCCGGGGTGGGTAACCCCGAAGGGCGCGGCGGACTACTTGCAGGTGTCTGAGTCCACCTTGTACGCGCTGCGCCGGGCCGGTGACGGTCCCCGTTATGCGAAGCGCGGGCAGTTGGTCCGTTACTCGATCGCAGATTTGGACGCATGGATGCGTCAGAACATGGAGAACCCTAATGAGAACGAATGAAAGCTTGGTGGGCGGGCGCCCGTGTGCCGGGGCACCCGCCCACCGGGAGAACACGATTAGCAGATCACTTGCCAGATTCCTTGACGGTCGTGTTCGGGTGGCCCTTACCGTAAGTGGCCGTGACGTAACGTCCGGTCACGGCGCTTCGGTAAGTGCCCTTGGAGGACTTGCCGCCTCCGCTCTTTCCGCCTTTCGCCATGCCTGTCACCTCCTTTCATGCGAACTCAAACGCCCTCAAACGGGCGTTGCACGCATGGTACGGACCCGCATGTGCATTTGCGTCCACCCCGCTGTGGAGGAGGCCGTGGTCGGAGGTGGCGCAGCATGATGAACGGAGAAGCAGAGGGCTACACAACTACTCGTATCGAGGCGTTGAACACTGACGCGCCGCTCATCCGTGAGGATGTGCAGCCCTGCAAGGTCCTGCGCACCGATCACGCCCATGAGACTTACGCGGAGAGCAAGCTCCTCGAAGCGGCTGCGGCACTGCAGAAGACGGCGCTTATCCTCGGCTCGCACCACATTCGGCTCTGGTTTGATGAGGCCCTTCTTGCGCACGCGCAGAGTGACCTCCTGCGAATTCAGGATGCGGTCCTGGCGAAGCTGCAGCGCCTGAATACGAGCGCACTCGAAGCCCTGCAGGCGTCGGAGGAACACGGCGAAGGGGGCGCAGCATGAAGCACGGAGAAGCAGCGGCCCGCAAGGCTGCCGAGGAGGCCCGTCATGCTGTCATCAAGGCCTGCGCGGACCTGCGTGAAGCAGAGATGTTCCTCGATGCTTTCAAGAGTCATGAGCGTTCGGCGGTGGGCGGCGCGGCTGCCCGCGTGGTCTCGTCGGCCGACATCGCGAACACCCATGCGTCGAACATTCGCGAGTCTGCGGTGGGCGGCGCGGCTGCGGAGTATCTCGCACGAGATGGGCAGCAGTCGTGCGAGTCACGAGTCCCAGATCGGTCGGCGGAGAACCTGGACGGTGGAATTAGCGACTGGCTACGGACGGCTCCGCTCAGTGAAGTAATCATGAACCGGCACCCGATTGATATCCACGCCAGAGAGCAGATGGGCAAGGACTTCGACGGCATCCCAGAGGGCGTCAAGCTCGGCTCGGACAATGAATGTTCGGTATCGCTCAGGGTCACTTTCTCTCAGGCTGATCTCGAGAGTGTCCTGTTGGCTCTGCATTCGCTGCTTGATGTTGTCGAGAGTGGCAGCAAGGGTGGGGCCTGCGGACATGGTTGTCATTCTTCCTCCTCGGTGAGGTGTGGTGGCTGCACTGCTTCGTGCGGCCCGGCGGGTGTTACCCACCTTACCGGGGAGGGGGCCATCCGTGGTGCGGATGGTTCGTCTTCCTCAGCATCTTCCTCCGCTTACTCCTGCGGTGCTGAGGGAGACCGTGGCCTGCCGGGGGCCAGTGCTCATACCCCGGCAGGCCACACCGTTCAGGTGTCGAAGTACAAGATTTTCGCGCGTCCCGAGGGTGGGGTGCGGCGAGGTTAGCTCCGTGGGGCCGGGTTTGAGTGTTGGTGGGTTGCGAGTCTCCGCCCGGCCCCACGGTCACCAGTTGAAAAGAAAGCGCCCCGGCCGATTGGGGTCGGCCGGGGCAGTCCAAGAAAGGACTATCAGTCATGAATCAGGTTAACACGACCGAGACAGTGGCGTTGAGTGCGCCGGTGTTAGAAGCGCTACGGCGCCTCGATGCGGTGATGAAGCTGCGCAAGCGTCAGACGGCCGCGCAAAAGCGGATTGCGTTGGCGCGCTCGCGTGCGCGTGAGGCACAGGGAGGAAAGCGATGAGCTCGACGAACGTCGCCAGGGTCCTGGTGGCGCTGGCCCTGCTGGTGCTGGCGTGGTGGCTTGGGTCCCTCATTGACGGGTGGGTGGCGGCGGCGGCCGCGATCCTCCCTCCGACGGCGCTCGCCGAGCGCCTGGTCTACGTCGCGTGGAAGGAGCGCCGGGCATGAGGTCCGTCGAGATGATCGTTGAGTTCCCTATCGAGGACGCGAACCTGCCGATGCCGCACCTGCTGGGGCTGGCTAACGCCGCGTTCGTCGAGGAGGTCGAGCGTCAGGGGCTGCTGCTGATGTCGCCTCCGAGCCCGTCCGTGATGCACGCGCGCCGGATTGTCGAGGTTCGCGCGGCCGTCGTGGAGAAGCCGGACTGGGTACCGCCGACGCCGTCGGCACCAACGTTCGAGTGCCCGAACTGCGGCACGACGATTTTTGCCGCCGGAAACACCGAGCAGGAAGAGGCAGAGAAATGACAGAAATGGACGTGGCTATGGCAGCGGTCCTTGTGATCGGGCTGCTCGGATCACTCGTGATCTACCTGTGGCATGACTGGCATATGAGGACTCGTGAGTTCCGCGAGATGCGTCGCCACCTTCTGCAGATGCAGGAAGACCGTCAGAGGGGTGAGACAAATGACTGAGGCAATCGCGATTGCCGCTGATGACGTGCAGGCCCGCACCGTCGCGGAGACGATGCTCGGCCTCATCGCTGATGACGGTCATGTCGAGGTCGCGCAGGCCGAGCTGGCTCGCCTGACTGGCCTGTCTGCGCGGACGCTGCGCCGTGCCCTTGATCGCCTGCGTGAGGCTCACTGGATTAGCGTCGTTCGCGAGGCAACGCCGAACGCACCTGCACGCTACGACCTCTCGGACCTGTCGGATGTGGCGCAGGAGGTTGGCTTGCAGCCGCGCCGCGAAGAACCTGCGACCGTGTCCACCACGGGCATGGGCGTGTTGTCGGCTGAGGTGGCGGCGGACCCGATTGGGGCCGTCCAGCCTGGCCAGCGGTGGCTGATCGACCCGACGCTCCTGCAGGCCGGTTCGAACATCCGCACTGCCTTTCGTATCGGCCCGGAGTTCGTGGAGACGATCGCCGGGCTCGGTGTCCTGAAGGACATCGATGTGTATCCGACACTGACGGGCTTGGTGGTCCTCGACGGGCACCGTCGCCACCACGCGGCCCTCGAGGCGGGCTTGGAGACTGTGCCGGTGCGTATCGTCGACGTGGCGAGCGACCTGGATCGCATCGGCCTGCAGCTCACGGAGAACGACGAGCATGCGCACACGTCGACCGTGGATCGCGCCCGTGCCATTAACCAGCTGGTCCTGATGGGCATGCCGGCCGCCGAGCTGCGCAAGCGCGGCGTGAAGGCCAGCGAGGCCACGTTGGCGCGCCGCGTCGCTAACGCCTCGCAGGAGGTCGCAGACCTTGGGGAGTCGGCGAATCTAGGCCTCGATGATCTCGCGAAGATCGCCGAGGCGCAGGCTGACCTCCCCGAGGACATCGCGGGCATGGCCGTGGAGGAGATTCGACAGGCTCCCGGCAAGATCGATCATGTTCTCGAGCGCGCCCGTGATGAGGCGCGCCGCCGCCAGGTCTATGAGGACGAGGTCCTCGACCTGCGCCAGCAGGGTATCCACGTCATTACAGCTGACGATTTCTATGACGGTTTCCCGAAGACCAACCAGTACCTGTGGAATCTGGTCGATGAATACGGCAACACGGTTGAACCGCACGACAACTGCCCCGGTAATGCAGCGTATGTCTCGGTGATCGGCTCGGGCGAGTACACGAGCGCGCAGACGCGCTTCGTCTGCCTGGACTACTCGGCACACGGGCACTTCACCCGTGAAGATAGAGCACGGACCACGCAGGAAGTCGATCGCGCAGCGACCATCGAGGCGAACCGTCAGGCAGCTCAGGAAGGCGAAGTACGCCGAGCCTGGATTAAGGACGTGCTTTTCAAGCGGCCGCTGCCGAAGGACGTGGCGCTCCTGGAAATGCCGGTTATCTACAACCACTCCCAGGTGTCCGACGCATCGCAGGCGGAGGGCCGCGCGCTGGTCGACTTCGATGACATGGGCTTCGGGCTCACGATGTCAGCCGCGCAGGCGGCTAAGGCGCGCCTCGCGTGGTGTATCGGCGTCCTCGAGGGTGGCATGGGCCGTGATTACTGGCGCAGCCGCAACGGTGAGCGCTTTGACAGCCTCGTTCAGCTGTACCTGCGCACCTTAGAGCACTGGGGATACACCCTCGGTGAGGGCGAGGAGGCATTCTGCGAGAAGGTCGAGGCTACCCCCGAGATTCTCACATGGACACTACCGCGTGAGGAGACACTCCGATGACTGACGAAGCATCGACGATGGTGGTCGTGGCTCGTGCGGCTTTGGAGGGGGCGCTGCGAGCGGCCCTGCCGCACGTGGCGCGCCGGATTCCCGAGGATGCCCCGGACAATGGTGCGGGCCTGATGCGCCTGGCCGTCGTCCAGGATTGCGTGATGGTGCTTGCGGTAGCGATTGATCGTAAGCGCGCGATCGCGATGCGGTTCACCGTTTTGGATGGGGATAGCTATGGGGATGGCGTGAAGTCGATGTGGCTGCGCCGCTCTGCTGTTGAGGCGTTGGCGACGTTCCTCGCGGGGTCTCCCGTCGAGCGGGTGAGCCTCCTCCTCGATGAGAGGGAGGGCATCACTGTCCAGGAGACGGGCGTCCTGTATGGGCCTCAGATGGCGCGTGTCGCTCCGGCGGCCGAGCCGATGGATGAGGACCGCGTTGACGCGGCGCGTCTCCTGCTGGATGGAGCGCATGGAGTCCTCTATCAGGATGCGGCCGTGGAGATGGACCCTGCCGTCGTGCGCACGTTCGCGGCGTCGGCGGCGGCCTGGCAGATTCCTCTGCGTGTCCGCGTCGGTGATGGCTACGGGCAGTCCTCGTTCATCTGGGGCACTGATGCGTGCCTCGGGTGGTCCGCTGGATCAGTGCTGCTTCAGGCCCCTGTGACGGGTGAGCTCCTGTACGACGGGCCGTCGATCCCGTACCTGGAGGAGGCGTTGCTTCCGCCTGTGCTCGTGGGGAGCGCTGGCCTGTCAGCGGGGCTGCGAGTCTACGAAGGTGGGGAGGACTCGTGAACAACGACAACACCGTGTTCAGTGCTCTCGAAGACGCTGTGTCTGCCCTGGTCGCAGAAAAGCACGGGCCGGACTGCGTGGTGGGGTCTTGGGTCCTCGTCGCGGAGAGCATCGCCCCGGAGGACGGCAAGGACAGGAGCGCGTGGCTGTGTGAAGGCCAGGGATCGCCTCTGTCGCGGCGCGGCCTCGTCGAGTGCGCACGCGACATGTACGCGCGCTCAGTGAGGAGGTTCGGCGATGACTGACCAGGCGACCGGGCACCCGGCTG